CTTAATTAAATGGTTATCAGAAAGAAAGAATTGGGACAGACAATCTATTTCAGAAGTAGGTTGGTTAGAAACAATAGAAGTAGGCGACATCGGTAAGATGAGAGCAAAAATGGATACTGGTAACGGTGCTCACGCTTGTTCAATGCACGCTGAAAATATTAAAGTAGAAGGTAAAAAGGTAACCTGGAAGTATAATGGTAAGACATATTCAGCACCGAAGTACGGGGAGAGTAAAGTCTTTCGTGCTAATGCAGAAGGTGAAGAACCATCAGAAACTAGAACAACAATTCAATTACCACTTACCTTTAACGGTTTCACATATCCTGATATAGAATTTGGACTTGACCAACGACCAAGGTCTGGTTCAGATGTATTACTAAATAGAGAAGTAATCAGATTATTCAATGCGTCTGTTAATCCTAATAGAACATTTGTTTTATCAAAACGATTACCACCTATTGACAAAGACTAACAACTAATATATAATGGAGATATTATGCAAAAAAATATAAAGATAGTACGAATAATTACAGGTGAAGATATAATTGGCGATTTCAGTCAAGGCAATGGTGAAGTAGTTGTTAAAAAACCTTACATCATTTATCCAACATCAGCGCCTAAACCAGGCGAAGCAATTAAATTTGGTATGTTCACATACATTCCGTATGCAGAAACAGAAGAAATAAAATTTAAAGATGATAAGATTATAACGGTAGTAGAACCTAAACAGGATTTACTTGCGTCATATGAACAATCAGTTTCTAAAATTTTAACTGGACCAGGTTTAATAACTTAATGAGTGATAGTATCCAAACAAAGGATACTATAACTATTAACTTCATAAGTAAGAACGGCAAGACACAACAAGTTATAGTACCTACAGGTTATACAATTATGGAGGCGGCAAGAACATTTGCCGAACCTACGATTGATGAAGTACCAGGCGATTGTGGTGGGTGTACTGCTTGTGGTACTTGTCATATTAATATACGAGAGGATATTGACAAAGTAGGAAGAGTAGAGTATAATAGTTTAGAAAATGAGATATTAGAAATGAATATGGAATATGATAGAATGTATTCCAGACTAGGTTGTAATGTTATGTTAGAAAAGAAACATAACAATTTGAAAATATATTTGAGAAGTATGGAGAGTGTGTAGTGAATTTTTATAAAGATGTAGTTGAACATAGAGGTAAATTGTTGGTTCGTGGTATATACGACGGACAAGAGTTTAAAGAAAAGGTTTCTTTTAGACCTACAATGTATGCACAAACACAAGAAGAAACTAATCATAAAACTTTACAAGGCAACAATCTAAAACCTATTACCTTTGAAAGTATTTCAAAAGCAAGAGAATTTAAAAGAAGTTATGCAACTTCTAATAGTCCACTATATGGTAATGATAGATGGCACTTTCAATATATCAGTAAAGAATATCCAAAACAAATTGAGTTTGATAAAAGTTTAATTAAAATCTTTACAATTGATATTGAAACAACTGCTGAAGGTGGTTTTCCTGATGTAGAAAATCCGACAGAAGAAATTATTTGTCTTACAATTAAAAATCAATCTAACAAACAAATTATTACTTGGGGTACTAAACCATTTCTTGTCAAACAAGATAATGTTACCTATGTAGAATGTGCTAATGAAAAACAATTGTTAATGGAGTTTTTCAAATTCTGGATGAAGAATTATCCTGATGTTATTACAGGTTGGAATACTAAATTTTTTGATATACCATATCTATGTAATAGAACTAAAAGACTTGTAGGTGATAAAGTTATTAATAAACTATCGCCTTGGGGTTTGATTGAAGAAGAGAAACTAACCGTTAGAGGTAGACAACAAACAATATTTAAGATTACAGGTATATCTAATTTAGATTACCTAGACTTGTACATAAAATTTATTCCGACTAGACAAGAAAGTTATAAACTTGATTATATCGCAAAGGTAGAATTAGGTGGTGATGGTAAAGATAATAATCCATATGAAACTTTTAGAGAGTGGTATAAGAATGATTTTCAATCTTTCGTTGAGTACAATATTAAAGATGTTGAACTCGTTGATAAACTAGAAGATAAGTTAAGATTGATTGAATTGATTATGACTATGGCCTATGAGGCAAAAGTCAATTATACAGATGTGTTTTCAGAAGTTAGACTTTGGGATACATTAATTTACAATCATCTATTAAAAGACAATGTACATATTCCTCCTCGTACTGATAATATTAAAGAAGAGAAATATGTCGGTGCATATGTTAAGACACCACAAGTTGGTCAACACAAATGGATTGTATCGTTTGATATTAACTCACTATATCCTCATTTGATTATGCAATATAATATTAGTCCTGAAAAGATGATTGGTGTTAAACCTAATGGTATATCTGTAGACAAGTTATTAAAACACGCTACACCTCTTACACATTTACAAACACAAGGTGCAACTATTACACCTAACGGTGCAATGTTTAAAACAGATAGTCAAGGTTTCTTACCGAAGATTATGGAAGGTATGTATAATGATAGAGTACATTACAAACAATTAGAATTTCAGGCAAAGAAAGAATTTCAAAAAACAAAAGACCCAATCTATGAGAAAGAAATATCTCGTTGTCATAATATTCAATGGGCAAAAAAGATTTCATTGAATAGTGCTTATGGTGCAATCGGTAATCAGTATTTTAGATTTTACAATGTCAATCAAGCGTCAGCAATTACAACTGCTGGTCAGTTTATTATTCAGTATGTTGAACAACAAGTCAACAAATATGTAAATGATATATTACAAACAAAAGATAAGATTGATTATATTGTTGCTTCTGATACTGATAGTATCTATTTGTGCCTAGACAAATTAGTAGATAAGTTTTGTAAAGATAAAACTAAAGAACAGAAACTAAACTTTGTTGATAAGGTTGCAAAAGGTAAGATTGAACCATTTATTGAAAAGTGTTTTGAAGAAGTCGCAGGTTATACAAATGCGTTTCAACAGAAGATGGTTATGAAACGAGAAGTTATCGCAGACAAAGGTATCTGGACTGCCAAGAAAAGATATATGTTGAATGTGCTAGATGAAGAAGGTTTCCGTTTTGAAGAACCTAAACTAAAGATTATGGGTATTGAAGCAGTAAAATCTTCAACACCAGAAGTTTGTCGTGTTGCAATTAAAGAAGCAATCAGATTGATTATGAATAAAGATGAAGACGCATTGCATAATTACATTTCAGATTTCAAAGAAATTTATAAGAAGTACGAACCTGAACAAATTGCATTTCCTAGAAGTTGTAATAATTTGAGAAAGTACTCATCTTCAAGTGATATATTCATCAAAGGTACACCTATTCATATCAAAGGTAGTTTGATTTATAATTGGCATTTGAAAAATCAGAATTTAGACCAAAGGTATCCGTTGATACAAGAAGGTGATAAAATCAAATTTATATTGTTGAAAGAACCTAATCCTTTCAAGTTTAATGTGTGTGCTTATTTGTCCACATTACCTAGAGAGTTTAAGTTGCAAGACTATATAGATTACGAGGTGCAGTTTGAAAAAACATTCCTAGACCCAATGAGATTTATTCTTGGTGCGATAGGTTGGCACGCTGAACCACAAGCAAGTTTGGAACAATTTTTCGGATAATGCCATACGATTTATTTACGATATGGTTATGTTTATTGATTGGTTACAATCTTGGAAGAACAATAGCATATACAAGAATTACAACACCAGCGTTTTTGTTATCTTGTATATTAATTAAAATAGCAACTATGAGTTAAAGATGAAATTTTTTAAAGATAAGACAGATGATTTTTTTAGATGGGTTAATGGAACTGAACTAGTAGAGTTAGATGACATTGATGTATCAGAGGATCCAGTAAGACCTGAACTAACATTAGGTTGGCGTATTACTAAAGGTAGAAAGATATTTGGTTTAAAATATAATGAAGAGATTGAAGGCATTATTTGTATTGCGTTTACAAATGATATTCCTACAAGTGTAAAAGAATTAGATATGATGTCTGAACTTGCAGACCTAAAGAACGAGAAACGAAATGCTATTGCATACACGGTATGGTCTCGTAAACGAGGTGCAGGTAAAGAGATTATTAATAAGGTATTAGAATATGCAAAAGCAAATCACATTGAAAGAGTGGTAACATTATCACCTCTTACACCTATGGCAACACACTTTCATATTCGTAATGGTGCAAAACAAATATTAATTAACAAAGAGACGCAAAATTTTGAGTATAAACTTACCGAAAAAAAAGTATAGTGTAATCTATGCAGACCCACCGTGGTCTTTTAAATCGTTTAGTCCGAAAGGTGATGACAGAAATCCTAGTCAACACTATCAGACTTTAGAACTTAAAGATATAACAGACTTACCAGTAAAAGATATTGCAGATGACAATTGTACTTTATTGATGTGGGTTGTTGACCATAGTTTAGATTTAGCATTTGATGTAATAGACGCCTGGGGTTTTCAGTATAAGACGGTAGGATTTACTTGGGCAAAAACAAATAAGAATAAACTAGGTTTCTTTACAGGTTTAGGATATTGGACTAGAGGTAATCCTGAAATGTGTTTACTTGCAACTAAAGGTAAACCTAAAAGAAAATCTAAATCAGTACCACAATTAGTCGTATCACAAAGAGAACGACATAGTAAGAAACCAGATATAATGTATACACATATTGAAAACTTATTAAACGGTCCATACATTGAACTCTTTGCAAGACAGAAGAGAGAAGGTTGGGATAGTTGGGGGAACGAAGTATGAATGCTCTTGCCGAACAATTAGGATATGCAAAGAAAAATAAAATTCAACAATTAAAACTAGACAACTGGTTATGTTTAGGACAGATATATAAAGACCCAGGTTATTTACATCTACCAGAAACACCATTGAAAGTTAAGTTTGCAGTATCAAAACAAGAACGACAAAATTCCTGTGGTAAAATATACATTATTACTTGTGATGATAAAATAGTTAAGATTGGTGGTAGTCAAACTAAAGGTGGTATTGAAGGTACAATCAATGCTTATCTAGGTGGTTTTAGAGAAGGTAATTCTAAAAGAACTTATGCAGTATGGAACTATATCAATCAACAAGTCAAAGCAGGTAAAACAATAGAAGTTTATTATTATAATCTACCAGAAGTTAAAGTCCAAATACAAAAAATGAATGGTGACTATCAATATCATTACATTAGTGTAGATTATCATACGATAGAAAAAAGTTATGTAGATGAATATAAATTACTCAATGGTGAGTTTCCTTACCTAAATGTACAAGAGAGTAATACTAAATGGGAAGACCTTGGATTAAGTGAAGGTTGGCCAGGTATGGGTGCTTGACAATGATGTATTTTTATAGTATATTAACACTAATAATTATATTTTTAATACCAATAATTTTATTAATGATGTGGAATAATGAAGACCCTAGACCTTAAACAATACGCTGATGAAAACGGTTTGCCTATTATGGACACTATCCAGTTTGATAGATGGACAGAAGAACTAGGTAAAGAAAAATTTAGAGAATTACTAGCAGAATATATTGCTACTGAAAGACCAAAGTTTCCTCTCAAACAAATATCATATGAAGATATGAGAAAAAGTATTATTGACTTATCAAAGTTTGATACTTCAAAGATATGTACGCCTAAAGAACAGATTGAAAAGAAAGTATTTGAGAAGTATGATGATTATGAATATGGTTTTGATAAGTATGGTCTAGGATTGATTGACGCTCCTAGTACATATAATATATCATCTAATTATTTTCATCAACATTTAAGATTAAATTGTAGTAGTTATGGTTTCAAAGCACCTATAGATGTATGGCAAAATGGTAATGCAAAAGATGTATGGCGTTGTCTAGGTCCTATCTGGCGTGGTATTAATAGTGAACGACATTTAAAAGAAGGTACATATATGAGTGCCTTTAGATTAGGTACATATATTGCAACACAATTTAAACCTGTTGTTGCAAAAACTTTATATGATATGACAAAGGCAAGAACGGTACTAGATACTTCTTGTGGTTGGGGTGATAGACTTGCAGGTTTCTTTAGTAGTAATGCAGAAGAGTATTATGGTTGCGACCCAAACCCTAACACATATAAACAATATATGAAACAGATTGAAGAGTATAGTAAATTCTTTCCTAATAAAAAAGTTAAGATATATAATTGTGGTGCAGAAGATTTACCTTATGATGAATTACCAGATATAGATTGTGCCTTTACAAGTCCACCATACTTTAGTACTGAACAATATAATAAAGGTGGTGAGAAAGAAGAAAATCAATCGTGGTTTAAATTCAATGAATATGAGAAGTGGAGAGACGACTTCTATTTACCTGTTGCAGAAAAGACTATGAACAAATCAAAGTTTATGTTAGTTAACATTATGGATCCAAAGATTAAGAATGTAAGATATAGGTCAAGTGATGAGTTAATAAATAGACATAGAGAAAAGTTTTTAGGTCAAATCGGTATGGTTATTATGCAACGACCTCAAGGAAATGCAAAGTTTAAAACTAAAGAAGAACTAAACGAATTTATGGCAATGAAGTATATTGAGAATGTTTGGTGTTTTGGTCCTAAGGATTATGACTTCTTCTCTGGTAGTAGAAAAGGTACATTAGAAAACTTTTTATGATAAGAATGAAGTATACAAGCCTAGTCATAAAAAAACAAAACAGGCTGTTGACAAATAAGCTATATTAGTATACAATGTAGATAATTGAATGGAGTAATCTATGAGTGATTTTTTAAAAGATATAATAAAAGAAACTGGCAATGAATATGCCACACTTGCAAGTGAAGGTGTGGATGCTGGTGATGTATCAAATTTTGTTGATACAGGTTGTTATTCATTAAATGCCTTACTATCAGGCAGTATATATGGTGGTATGCCAGGTAATAAGATTACTGCTATCGCAGGTGAAGCTGCTACAGGTAAAACATTTTTCGCATTAGGTATCTGTAAACATTTTTTAGAATCAGATAAAGACGCAGGTGTTATTTACTTTGAAAGTGAAAGTGCCGTATCTAAAAATATGATTGAAGATAGAGGCATTGATAGTAAAAGATTTGTAGTTGTACCAGTTGCAACCGTACAAGAATTTAGAGCACAAGCAATCAAAGTAGTAGACAAGTACCTAGAACAACCAGAGAGTGCTAGAAAACCTATTATGTTTGTATTAGATAGTTTAGGTATGTTATCTACTACAAAAGAAATGGAAGATACTGCTGACGGTAAAGAAACAAGAGATATGACAAGAAGTCAAATTGTCAAATCTACATTTAGAGTTTTAACATTAAAACTTGGTAAAGCAAATATTCCTATGATTATGACCAATCACACTTATGATGTTATTGGTTCTATGTTCCCTCAAAAAGAAATGGGTGGTGGTTCAGGATTGAAATACGCCGCTAGTAATATTGTTTATCTATCAAAGAGAAAAGTAAAAGACGGCACAGAAGTTGTCGGTAATATTATTCATTGTAAAAACTATAAGTCAAGGTTAACAAAAGAGAATGCTATAATTGATGTATTGTTAACTTATACAAAAGGTTTAGACAAATACTATGGACTATTAGATATTGCTGTTGATGAAGGTATCTTCAAAAAAGTATCTACTAGAATTGAAACACCTGATGGTAAGAAAGTGTTTGGTAAAACAATCATTGACAATCCAGAAGAGTACTTTACAAAAGAGATATTAGAGAAGATAGATGAAGCAACAAAAAGAAAATTCCTCTACGGATAAAAGATACACTTTTGCACAAAGACCAGGAGACGATTATAGTTGTATAAAAATCGTTGAAGGTAAGTACAAAGATGTTATATACAAGTACGGCAAAGTACAATTTGCAAAAGAAGAAAACGCAGATGGTAAGTTGCCTTTGCAGTTTGAATGGACTCTATTAAAGAAACCAGAAGAACTTGACTTGGATATTGACAAAGAAGCATTTTTAGTGTATATTGGTGATATATTAATTGAACTTTTAGATGAGAGAATAAATGACGGAACAATCCTTGATGACAAATAGACTTGAAGACACAATACTGACAAACTTAATATTCAATGAAGAATATACTAGAAAGGTATTGCCGTTTTTAAAAGATGAATACTTTGGCACAAGAAGTGATAAACTTTTATTTACATCAATCTATGATTTCATAACTAAATATAATAATCTTCCTACAAAAGAGACCTTGATTATAGAATTAAACAATCGTAAAGATATTAACGAGGAAGAGTTTAAGGCTATTAAAACAACAATAAACGGATTAACTCCACAAGAGAGTGATATACAATGGTTGTTTGACACTACGGAGAAATTCTGTAAAGACAAGGCGGTAAACAATGCAGTACTTAACGGCATTAAAATCTTGGATGGAAAAGACAAGGAAAGAAATGCGGAGGCCATTCCTTCAATTTTATCTGAAGCTCTTGCTGTGTCTTTTGATAATCACATTGGGCACGATTACATTGGGGATGCAGATGATAGATTTGATTATTACCATAGGAAAGAATTAAGACTTCCTTTTGATTTACAATATTTCAATAGAATAACTAAAGGCGGTGTGCCACAGAAGACATTGAATGTATGTCTTGCCGGTACTGGTGTAGGTAAATCTTTGTTTATGTGTCACCTCGCTGCTACTTCATTACTTGAAGGTAAGAATGTTTTATACATTACAATGGAGATGGCAGAAGAAAGAATCGCAGAAAGAATTGATAGTAATTTATTAGATGTTACCACAGATGACTTACACGCTTTACCTAAAGATATGTTTGATGATAGAATTAAAAAGTTAAAAGCAAAAAGTCCTGGTACATTAATCGTAAAAGAATATCCTACAGCGTCTGCTCATAGTGGACACTTTAAAGGATTATTAAATGAACTTGCATTAAAGAAAAGTTTTAAACCTGATGTTGTATTCATAGATTATCTTAACATATGTGCTTCAAGTAGATTTAAAGGTGGTAACATATCATCTTATTTCTATATCAAAGCAATTGCAGAAGAGTTAAGAGGTCTTGCAGTAGAATTTAAATTACCTATATTTACTGCTACACAAACAACAAGAAGTGGTTTTGTATCTACTGATATTGGATTAGAAGATACTTCTGAAAGTTTTGGTCTACCTGCTACTGCTGACTTTATGTTTGCTTTGATGACTAACGAAGAGTTAGATAGTCTTAATCAAATGAAAGTAAAACAATTGAAGAACAGATATAGCGATCCCTCAATCAATCGTAGTTTTATTATTGGCGTTGATAGAAGTAAGATGAGATTGTATGATGTAGAGCAAAAAGCACAAAACATTGTAGACGCTAATCAGGAGAAAGAATTTGCTGAAGACCCTTACGACAAATTTTCAGATTTTAAAGTATAAACTTATGCCTAGAAAAAATACAAAACCAACAAAACAAAAACAAAGTAGACGGTTAGAGCCTGGCGAAAAACTACACTACACAAAGACAATGATTAAGAAGAGAGGTAAGATTTACTGGAGAGTAATAGAAAAACCTACTAATGTTATTGTCAAAGACTTCTTTTTTGAAAAGGATGCTAGGTCACTAGTTAGATTTCAGAATAAAGAAAGAGTATGGGAAGTTAACGGAGGCATACCTCATTTTCTTTGTGAAATGCAACCAAAATAAATTCATTTTTTTTTACTTTTTGCTCGTTTTTTGCTTGACACTACGCTATGCGTGTGTTATAGTATATACATAATCAATGATGAAAGAAGGATATACTATGAATTTTCCAAACACTAACTCAAACGACCCAATCAATTTCTTGTCTGCTAACAATGGTGAACTTGAAATAACTACTGAACAAGGTCTTATCTACAACACAGCGAAAGTAGAGACTATCGCTAAAATCATTACCAATCATACAATGCCTATTGACGGTGTTATGTCTTCTTCAACTATGGACTTTGCAGATGAAGAAGGTTTTGACACTTATGACGGTGCAACTAAACTATGGGAAAAGGCAGTTGATATGGT